GCCTTTGATAATCACAGTCCAAGTTAATCCTGGCGTAGCATTTTCGTTGATATACTGCTCATAGTTCGGGATTGTCTTGATGTAATCAAGTTCATAGCCTTTTAATTGAATATTATGGTAGTGATTTGGGTGATATGGAACGATCTGGGCATCCGTTCTCATGGTGACAGTAGCTAATTGCAGCATCACATTATCTCGAAATCTGTATTGGCCATATGTGTAGTGCCGGCAGATGTATAACTGCCGCGCCGCAATCTGCGTTGCTCACCACCGCCAAGCATCAAATAGCCAAATGCGTCACCACAATGCGAATGATCGTTCTTTACTGGCGTATCTTTGAACCGTTCTTGGCCGGCGCCCAGGCTTTGCCGCTTGAAGAAATAGCCACCAGATAGGCTTTTACGCAATTTTAGACAGCGTTTATCTACCATTAGCCCTGGTTTGCTGTTAATCAGCCTGGACATAGGCGATGCACCAGCCTCGCGCCGCACCTGGAAAGCATTACTATCTGTTGGCTGTGCTTTGAAACCCAGGCTTCGCAGATGGTCAAATGCCGTGACCTCATAAATTTCATCACGCTTGTTACCAGCCGGATCGCCCCATATCAAAATTTCATGTTTGCTGTATCGTTCCGATATCCTTGCCAGCAATTCCTGGCCAAATCGTTCCAAGCCCATGTCAAACGTCACCAGCTCATCAACGATGCGCCATGCACCGCCAGCACTACGCTGGCCAAATATAGCTGCCGGAGTCAAACCAAAGTCAATACCGATCTGGACAGGATAGTACGGATCAATCTCTACATCACCGGACATAAGCTCATCATCATATTCTGGCCAGACTGGTCTACCTTCCTGGACGAATGTAAACTTGCCCTCGGCATAGCAGCGTATCCAATCTACATTTTTTCCACCGAGCAGCTGTTCATAATATCCAGGCGGTAGATTGTTTCTGTTCTCTGCCTGTGGATTAACTTGCCACCATTTTCCACCGCTGTGGATAAAACCCTGGCTCTCAGGATGATGTTCTGGCACTTCATCAGGCCCAGCCATAAGAACGCCGCCTGGTTGCCGGAAGAACGTCCACGGATAATTACCTTTGATCGGATTTTTCTCAGATAGATCATGCCACCAGTGATCGTTGTCTGGCGGGTTAGTATCCATCCAAATGCCATACCATGTTGGCCCACCGTCTGCTTTTGTCGGATAACGCCCTACACGGTGCGTAAGACCATCAATAACAGCCTTTGGCAGCTCTCTTGCCTCATTCACCCAGGCGCCGGTCAATTCCAGCGATAGCAGCTTTCTAACATCCTGGGGGCTGGACAGCGCCATGAAGATAACCTCACAGTCAATGCCGGCAGCATCACCACGGCTAGGCAGCTTCAAATGGTGCGAGATTGGCGGTTGCCATCTCATGCCTCCCCATGTGGCCTCTGGAAATAGCTCCTGCCAAGTTTTGATAGTGGTGGTTCTAAGCTCGGGGTATGTATTTCTAACAACCACAAAACGGCTGTATCTGATACCATCTCTGGGGGATGGTTTCTGTCTAACAGCTCGGAGCATAATCTCCGCAGCACAACCATAGCTTTTTCCTGATCCGACTGGCCCCATAAGCCCTCTAACAAAACTGTCATCGTTCAAAAAACCATAAACTGTCGGACTGTTGCTGAAATCCAGATTAAGCGAAGGTACATCATTCTGGGGCATCTTTTTCCTCATAGGTGGTTGTCATAGGCTCATCCGGCCCCTTGATGTTAATACCAACGATACTCGGCTTATCTTCGTTCTGTTCCGCATCCAGCATACCAGATGCCTTGGCCAGCACTCGCAACACCGAAACTTTGTCGTGCATCTCAATAGTTACATCTTCACCGCGCACCGATATCTTTTTTATTGCCTTCAATGCGTGTTCCGGTATCTGATCGAACTCTTTTATCGTGCCATCCAGGTTAACAATATCCGTTATGTTGGCCGTGCCAAGCGCAATCAGCTCGGCAGCAACAGCCTCTTTATGTTGGTAAAGCGTTTCAGAACGCCCGATCCGGCGCTGCACCATACGCACACCGCCAAATCGTCCCAATGGTGGCCGTTTATCCGTCATATTTTGATCTTGGCCCTCTTGCGCCGCTTAATGGCCGCGCACCCTCGCGCTTGTCTTTGCGATATTGCCGCCACCATTCAGCTGTATTGCCATGACGAACAAATACCGGAACTTCAACTAACCGCAACGCATTATGCAACTCAGCATATGTCGGGGATTTATCACTCCTCATCATCTTCTACCTCACCATAACCATCACAAAGCTCACAAATATCCATAACATCCACTAAATACCCACCATTCACATGGTCAACCACAGGACGTTCATATTCAGTCTGACCCATGCCACCACACTCAGGACACTGTTTCATCGACATAACTTAATTCCCCACCACAAGCACCACACTTCACAACACCAGGAGCATCATCCCAAACCCTGCCCCTGGTCATAGCACCACAAAAATCACAGTCTATATGACGATCATATACCTGTCTAAAACCGGATGTCGTCATCGAACCCTGACGCCGGCTGCGTGTCACCGCTTGGCGTGTCATATCCACTCGGCTTGAAACCCTCATCCTTGCGACCTCCATCGTCCTCAAATAAGTTCAACCAAACATCACCCTGATTATTCGGCAATGGCAATACGTCCAACTTCATACGCAACTTGCCTTCCTTCTCAAACGCCTTGCCAATCCGTAACCATACTGGCTTATCACGGTTCGGAATCTCTTTAGCTTGCATGATATTATACATTTTCATCGTTCAATCCTTCCTGTTTATCCGATATCGTAACCCATTTATGAGAAATGGGAAAATAGTTTTTTGAGACCCCCATACATATACGCGAGGGGTGGGGGGGCAAGGGGTGCCCGTGCGCGAATCTTGTTAACTGAAATCCGGTTAACATTGCACGTTTTGTCGCATAACGTTAATTATGCGTAACCAGTATCGTTTGTTTTCAATAGCTTGTCGAGCCTGTGGATTAAAGTTAACTGAATTGCAGTTGATGTGCCTGTTTATTGCACAGCTGATCCTGGTCATTGTCTCGATCCTGTCCATATTGTAAATCGTCCTACAATCGCCGTAGAGAGGCGCTAGTCTTTTTTAGTACGTCTGCAACCTTTTTGTCCTTAGAGCTGCTCAGTGCGCGTTGTACGGGCTTCTGGAAGTATCCTATGCCCCTGGCAAAGTCCCTGCGCTGTTCTTTGCAATAGTCCAGATGGTTTTGCAGTATCTCTGCCCATGCTTCTGCATCGAGTCCTTGCCTGATCCATGATTCAGCAACCAGTTCATCCCGTTCTTGATAGTTACGCGGAGTACCAAATGATTCAGCAACACGCAAAAACATAACACACAATCTTCTAGCATCTTCCTTTATTACGTTACTATTACTCGTTAGTGTCTCGTTCTGTGTAACCTCAGATGTTACACGTAAGTTAACCCTAGTGTTACACCTGCCTGTAACCTCAGATGTTACACCTGATCCCTTTGCACCTGTAACTTCTGGTGTTACACCTGTTAGTCCTGCTTCGGCCTCTGCCAGCTCCATTTGTTCCCTTGCTGTCAGGTTGGAACGTGCTGTTGCTTCGCTCTTGATTGTCTTGTCATAGATAACCTTGATGGTGTTGGTCTTTTGGTCTTTGTACTGTTTCTTTGCATAGACCAGATAGCCGGTATCGAACAAGCGTTTGACCTGTCTGTTCACGGCTGGCCGGCTGATCCCTAAATCCTTGGCGATACGGGCTTGTGATACAAACGTCCGGCCAAGCTCATCGGTGTAGCTGCATATCACGGCTAACACTGCAAGGGCTGCGGTTCGGTTTATCTCTGGGTCTTGAACGGCTCTTATTGGCAGTATGCTGTACTGTCTTAGATCTTTGTTTCTTATTGTCTCGATCTTCATCCCTGTATACTCCCGCCAGGGCTGCGGTAAGCTCCCCGATTGTCCATGTTGCTTTTCCTTCCTGGCCGATCAGATCACGGGCAATGCGAAAGACTCCCCAGCCTTCCTTGAAGCAATCCCGTATCACTATCTCAGCGTGTTGTTCGTATTTGTCCATCAACCCAGCTCAATCGTAATAACCAGCAATGGCTGGCCGTAAACCTTCTTGACCGACAGCTGATAAACCTGATCGTCATCATCGTATGCAATACCGTTCAGAGCATCCAACGCTGCCTTGGCTACGTTGTCAATGTCTGGCCGGCCTGGTGTGAACTCACCACGCAATGCTGCTTGC